TCAACTTCTGCTTGAACTCTTGCACGTAAATTTTTGTCTGAAATCTGCAATAATGCATTGTCGATTTCATCTGCTGGCTTTACGGTTAATTTTTTAATTCTATCAACTGCAATGTAATCACTTCACAATTTCAAGAACCTTGATTTTTCACAAAGCTTTGAAATCTGATCTGGTGTGGCTGTTGTTGTATAAACATCACCGTCCCTTGTAATTACAAACGTCAATTCTTTGTAAACCTTTAAAGCACTTCAATTTGTGGTGTTTGATTCATTCATTCTTGTCTGCAAACTTGAAATAAAATTGCTAAATTTTTATAAATCAATTCTGGTGATGTAATCTTGCTCACATAAAACTTGTTTTGTGCAACCACGTTTAACACCGCCGTTAAAGTGTTTTGCCGTGTGTAATTCTGATTTTGCACAAATTCCGATTTTTTAAGTTTTCAAATTAAATTTTTTCACCGAATACGATTTGATTTTTGTGTTCAATCAATTATTCAACCATTAAACGATTTAATAATTTCCAAACATTCGTTAATTTCTGAATCTCAATAATCAACCGTGCTTGCACTTTCATTATCGTTAGATAATGAAATATTATTTTCTTCTTTTTTCTTTTTTCTTTTATATTTTATATTTTGTCACGGTTTGATTTCGTTTTGATTTTCTTTTGATTCAGTTTTGATTTCATTTTGATTTTGTTTTGATTTTTTTTCTTCAATTTCCGTTTCTTCTTTGATTTCTTCTTCATCTGATTTTGATTTTGTTTTACCGTTCATTGATTTTTTTCTTCCATTCATTAACGGCTCTTTGATTTGCTCGAATACTGAAAGCATGAACGGGTTTGAATCTGCTGGTGGCTCGATTCATTTAATTCAGAATTGAATGATCCAATAAGAAAGCTCTTGTGCAAGTTGCATATCTCATCTTGCAAGCTGGTCAATGCTTCTTACATAAGAATTGAAAATCGTAATTCTTTCTAATTCTTCATTCATTTGTAGAACCTTGTTTTAGAAAATAAAATGTGTGTAGTGGTGCAACGGCTCATATGTGAACTGAAACAAATTAAAACAACCATATGAACCAGTTGGATCGCTTGCGTGCTGATTTCCCCAACTGATTCGTATGGTTGCTTTGAAACGCACGCAAGCTCTGTTTTCTTTGTCAAACTTACATGCTTTTTGTATTGTAGAACCCTTTTGCATAAGTAATTACGAAAAAGCGATGTGATATTATCACACCGCTTGGTTTCTTATATATTTATTCATTTACTCTAACACACTGATATTCTCTATATGATGTGTGTGAGGAAACAATCCAACCGATTAGAGTAATGAATAACAAGATCAAGAAATTTCAGCAAATGTGTTAATATCTTGTTTGACAATATCAAGTATAAGAAAAATTTTTTATTTGTCAAATTTTTTTGCACTTTTTTAATAAGAAAATTACTGCAATAAAAAATTACAGTTCTGAATTATATTTTTTAACTATTCGATTTTCCCGAAAAGTTCCAAAAATTTTACTTTTGAAAAAAATATGTTATGATATTTTATCAAATTGTGATTTTAACCATGTATCATTCATGTGATAATATCATTCTGTGGTTTTTGGATCACGGTGACGCATTAAACGTGTGGTTGCTTGCTGTGATAATCAAGCATAAACGCAATTTGTGGCGAATGCGTGGCGTTCCATGTGCGGGTGTAATAATCTTGTAATTTTTCATTCCTTTAAAAGATTTTCTGAATATTTATGAAACATGATATTAATATATTTTGGTGCAAGCTGGTTTCATCGATTCTTATTATCAAGTCAAACAAAAAGAAAATCTTGTTTAAACGGTCTTTTCTTTGTGTATTCTTTTAAATCTGATTCATATTTTAATACTTTTTTTCTTAATTCTTCGGTAAAAAATACTCGATCATGATAACCACCTTTTCAAAGTATCTGAAATTGGCGATTTTCATTGTGGAAATGTTCAAATTTACAACGTAATATTTCAGAACGGCGTAATCATGTTCTGTATGGAATTTCGATTATTAATTGATTTCTTTCTGCGATGATCTCTTTTTCTTCATAAAATAATGGTGCTTGAATTAATATTTCGTATTCTTCTTTTTTCATCATATCAAATGGTTTATGCTCTTTTTTTATGATCGGTAATTGCTCAACATTGAATCAAACCTTTTCTCACATCATCGCACAATATTTGAAATATTGACGCATTGAATTTGAAAGCGTGGCAAGTGTGCTTTGTGAAACGTTCCTTGTTTCTTTGTATGTTTCCAGCCGTTCAATGCATTCTTGTAATCTTATATCTTCAATATTTATTTCCATTTTTCATTTACGATATTTCAAATATTCAATAAGTTTTAAAACATCATATTTAAAATGTGTTAATGTATCGTTTGAATAGAATTTTATGTCCTTTGAATATTGCAAAAAGTTATAAAGTAAATTTTTCATTTTGAAAAAATAAACAAATAAATATATTTGGTTCTACTTTTTACTTATGCAATAAATATATTTTAATTTTTGTCAATAGTGAAATCAAGATAGAATTCAGATTTTCTTTATCTGATTTGATTTTTCAGATAAAAAAAGAAAACAGAACTTGCGTTCTGTCTACACATTTGCAATGATATATTACGAAAAAACATACAAATTGCAAAATCTTTTTTTATGAAAGATTTATTATTTCTCAATTGATATAATCCAACCATTCACGCAACATATTATTTGCTTCATGTAATTTATTTTTATAAGGTTCTGAATTTGTTAAATGTCGCAATTGTGAATTTATTGGCATTATTTCATTTATTTTTGCTTTAATTTCGTTCAATCTTTTTAACTTTTCAAGGTTATCTTCTGCAACCTTTGTAAATACATAATACCGCATTCCATAATTTGATAATTCTGATAATTTATGCTTTAATTCGTATCTGTTGCAATCTTTTTTTCAATCGCTTGTTTTTCTTCCTTTGTATGAATCTTTTGTGCTTCTTTTTCAATTATTCCAGATTATATCAATTGCATGTCCATTGGTATTTGTTCAAAATTCTGTTCAATCCAATACTGCGTCTTTTCTGTAATCTTGGCTGTATTCTGCTGTTGGGCAAAAATTACCGTTTATTGTGTATCATTTTTCAAGTATCTGATCCACCATATCTGAATATTTTGAAATTCTGTAATATGCAACTTTTCATAAATCACCATGTTTTTCATTCCACCATTTACAAACAAGATCAACCGCTTGTTTTACATACCAACCACGTCAACGGATTCTTCATTTTGTATATGATAATTCGTCCACTTCTTGCAATTCTTCAAGCGAAAATTCATAATTCATTAAATCTGAAAGCATTCACATTGCACTGAATATTGTGCATGAAACTTTACTCCAACTTTGATTTGCTTGGTTGTATTCATATCTGATTTCATCTTGTTTATAAAGCTTTGGCAATATATCAATGTCACCGTCGCACAATACATAATCTGTTGCTTCTTCACCAGATCATAAGCAACCGTCAATAATTTCATAATCTTCCATGTTTTTATTATTATAATTTAAAAATTTCTTTATTAATTCTGCTCTGAAATCTTCTTTTGATCGTGAATATCATTTCATTCTAATCTACAAAGCACTTCAAATAAACAATTTCTGCAACTTTCACGCTGTATGTTATGCTTGCATATTCTCAAATGTTTATATTCATAATCGTTTATTTTTTCTTTTTCTTTCATTTCTTCAATAATTCTGGTATGTAAAACAATTCATCATCTGCTTCATACAATATTGTATAAAGTTCTTGTTTCACTCATTCACTCAATACTGGTTTTACAATTTCGAATACTTGCTTTAACTGGTCTCTTGGGTTTTGCTTGTCTCCAAAAAATCCATTTAATGCAACATGTAATCTTCTTGAAATTCTTACTTTATTTTCATCAATATTCGTATTGTATTTCGCTTTATTACATTTTCACATTATATGGTGTATGTCGGTTTCTGTTTTATCAATTACACGCACCAATTTATACTGCACGCCGTCACAATTATTAATATGATCAATACGATCATGATTATTTTTCATATCATCGTATTTAATATGGAATAAAAGATTATTCCTTGTTTTGTTCATCTTCTTTAATTAAAGCGTCAATTTCTTTCATCTCACCAACCTTTTGTCCGAAATAAAAAGAAATCATGCTTGTTACTGCAAAACTGAATATATTTAAAATCGTTTTCAACGTCTCATTTTCAACATTTGCAATTACTGAATATGTTACCAAAAAGCATAATTCAATTACAATTATCAAGAATGTTAATTTTGTAACTGATAGTTTTGTGATTCGTTTCATTAGGTATCAATTGAATGTAAAATTTTTTCTGCAACGTTTGTTTTATTTGTGCATATTTTCTCTTATTCGTTCAATATCTGTTTGAATTTTCATCAAGATTGCTTTTAAATCCATTGATTCGATTTCTTTTATTCTTTCATCATGATCTTTTATTTGCATTTCGGTTTTTTCTTTAAATTTTGTGATATTTGATGATAATTTCCAAAGAAAGAACGCACACGCAATAAGTGTTCAAAGATTTATAATTAAACTTGTATCTGGTGATATTTCCATGCTTTAAACGATTTGAATAAAACTTTTCTCATGTATAATATAATCACGAAATCAAAATATCAAAGCTTTAAATTTATTTTCTTGACTTGTATTTCTTGTTTATCAACTTTTTGTAATACTTTTTCAGTTTATTTTTCTTCTTATTTCCGATTTCGTAATAATAATATCTGTTCATGCTGTGTATTATTGGATCAACATATTTTTCAAATAATCTGTATGAATTACAATGATACATTCGACCAACATAACTATTCATCGCACACCATTCTCTGAAATTCCAACAAATTCACATTTCTTGTTTTTCTTTCAGATGTAATGCTTTCTTCTTGAATTTTCGTGCTGTGGATTTTCTCAATAATTTGTAACCGTAAAAATATCTGTATCAAACATAATCCACTCATCTTTTACCAGTTGGGAATATTTGATAATTTGGCTTGATTTTAAGATTCAAGCAACCGTCCAAATATCATTTTAATCTACGAAATACATATCTTAACCGCTTTTTATTGCTTCATAAAATCACAATATCGTCCATATATCTTACAACATATTTACACCTTACCACTTCTTTTAACCAATGATCGCAATATGAAAGATAAAAATTCGCTAAAAATTGTGATAAATAACTTCAAATTGGTAATCATCTTTTTCATGGAAATGAATCAATAATCATGTCCAATATGTTCAACAAATCTTTATCTTTAAATTTCTTTCTCAATAATTTCTTTAAAATTCTGTGGTTCACGTTCGGGTAAAATTTCGAAATATCAAGTTTTAAACAATACGCCGTTCATTCTTCGTCTCTCATGTATCTGTCCATTAATTCCATTACGTGCGTCATTCATCTTCATTTTACACTTGCACATGTAAAATCTGTGAATACTTGCATGAAATATTTTTCGATTTGTAACATGATCGCCCGTTGAATAATACGGTGTGGGTAATATTTAAGTTTTCGCAATTCTCTTGTTTTTGTTTTGTCTCGAATTGTTGAAACTGAATAATCTTTTTCTGTAATATGATATTTTCTTTCTTTCAGAAGCTTTTGAATTTTCTTTAAAAAATATTCTTCGCTTGCATTTACCATTTTTACTTCTCTGTATAATTGTTTGTCCTTTCTTGCTTGTTTGTGTGCTTCTTTAAGATTTTCGAGATCATAAATTTTTTCATAAATGTTTCAGTATCTTTTCATTTACGATTTTGTTTTTTACCTATAATGTTCCTTTACAACCGAACTTTCATTATATTTAGAGATAAACATTGTTAATACCAAGTGGTTTACATGAATATAATTACCAATACAGTCTCCCCAGTAATTTTATGTTTCGCCAAGGGGCGGGGTTATATAGCTATCATTTAACACATCTTGATTTCACCTTTTGGGAAAAATCAAGCACATCATAGGTTTTAAATTAAAATAGGGAATTTATAAAGAACGTTAAGTGAGAACCGATATTCGTATTCGAATTCGAAGTGGAATTATTCACATTCAAATAGAAAGCACCAGCATTAGCACCATTACTATAATTACCACTGGTATGAGCCAAACGAGAAGCATTCACATTCGCATTATCGCTTTTGTTACTTACCCCATTGAGCTTATACATGGTTTCGTCCACTTTTTTGTATAGCCAACAAAGGCGAAAACGTTTATATTTTATACTCGCTTCCGACCATATAACCCAAAGGAATGGGGTATTAAAGCCCCATTCCTTTTTTGTTTTCATATTTTGTTTTTGGTTTATCTTCTTCTTTTTCATGTATATTTATGATCACTTCATCTTCTGAATATTCTGTTTTACTTCGCTGTCAATAACAATCCAATTCATATTCAACTGGTTTTGGTTCTTCTTTTTCAATATTGATTGTAATTTTCATATTTTTTTATTTGCATGATGTAAAAGCCTTCGGCAGAGTTGAAGTGGTTTACCGCCGATAAACGGCGGGGAAGGGGAACTTCGCTTCGCTCGTTTAAAGGAACATTAAGCGAGAACCGATACTCGCAGTCAAATCCGAAGCGGAATAATCCACACACAAACAGAAAGCACCAGCAAGAGCACCACCCCTATAACCACCACCGGCACGAGCCAAACAAGAAGCACCCACAACCGCATTATCGCTATAATATGTGTTGTAATTAGAATTATTTACCGTTCATATTGGTGCAAATAATGCTTTGTTGTTTCATGCAATACTTGATAAACAGTTTCAAGTTGTTGTTGTAATTGCTGTTCAAGTGTTTTCGTATGGTGAAGTTGTTTTAATATCTCCAACAAATCCACTCAAAGCTGTCCAAAGATTTTTACTTCAATCTGTGCATAATCAACCAAGCCATTCAGAAACATTTCACCACCAGTTTTCGATTCAGAATAATTTCATTGCACTTGTTGTTCATGATGTATCACCACCAGTATGTCAAGCTGTTGCATTACTTCATCATGAAGCTTGCTTTGATCATGAAACGATTCATTGTCAAATTGTTGATTGTGAATTAAGATTACAATATTTCATCATATATAATGCGTTGATATACATTCTTTGATAGAATCAAACAATATCATATCAAGCACTTCAATCGTTGTTATCATTTGCACGTGCAAAATTTATGAAATCTTGCATTGTTGCATTACCATTATCTTTTGTATATACAGTTGCACCAGATAAAGATTTTAATACTGAACTACTTACAGATCATTCATAAACTCACATGTAAAATGCTGGTTTTTTGATTGGATTTGATAATGTTCATCTTGAATGTGCGAAATATTGGAATCATTCATCTTCTGCATTTGGATTATTTGTAATTGATAATGTAACTGTGCTTCAAGTCTTTGACATCTTGATTCAACGAATTGGGAATTTTACCATTACGTTATCTCATGAAGTCAATCCACTTTCTGCACTCATATTTGCCAAATTAACTTTTCATGATTCTTTTCATGAAGCCGTTAATCTTACTCATTCAAAACCGAATATTGTGTCCCAATCAGAACTTCATTGTGTCATTCATTCTGCGTCATCTTCATAATCAACAAACGCACTTGACGGCGTTGAAGTTTCACTCCATTTAATTGTCCATGTTTTATAACCACCATGCACATATTCAATTGTTGATTCATCTTTATGATCAAGCCAAACACCGTCCGTATGTCTTCCAAACGTTGTTAATTTTGCTTTTTCTCATAATGTTTTTAAATTTCTTGGTAATGCATATGCTCATGCTGTTGTAACTCTTGTTAATAATATACTTGCGAATCAATCTGAAACACAATATGGAATTTCTCCACTTTGTTTTATTGTTTCATAATCATTTGCCATTTTTAAATATTGGAATGCGTCTGATTGCTGTGTTGAATCGCATGCAACAACATAATAATTTGAAGCGTTTACGATGTGGTTTTCTTGATAAATAACAACATCAAGCAATTCTCATTCAGTTCAACCAAAAGAATTATTTAAAGCAACTGTTATTTCTTGCCATGCACTGCTAAAAGTTGTGTATGGTAAAGTTGCTGTTGCAATTACATTATTTGAATCACCATACCAGTATGAATATTTTTTATTTGAATTAATTACTGGAATTCATTTTCTTACTTCAACAACCAAACTTGTTGTTGGTGATCATCACATTTTTACTTTTAATTTTAATTGATTGCTTGCAACTCATGAACCTTGCCTTTGAATGTGTAATTCTGTTTCTGCGTTTACATCTCAAACTTTTGCTTCAACACTTGCATTATCATATACAGTTGTTAATTGACGAAACATTGTATCTGTAATTTCGTAATATGAACCAACCAATCATTCATCTTCAAGATGATCACTTGCACCGCTTTGACTTGCCAAGTCATCAATTTCTGTTTGCATTGTATCAAGATCGTATTGAACTGAAACTTTTGTCCATTTTGTGCTGTCAAAAGCTTCTGGTGTTGCAACTGCCGTTGAACATGAATAACGATCTCATTTATACATTACAACATCTCAAACGTTATATGTTGCTGTGCTGTCGTATTCACCAGCAATTGAAGAATCATTTACAGTTAATTCGAGTTTATCTTGAATGTCTTTTACTTGTTCCGCTGTTCGGTAAAGTGAAACTTTGTCTCATGCATAAAATGCATGTGCTGTATTATCTTGACTTCTATTTGAAGCTGTATCATCTTGAACGCATGTTCAAGCTCATCTAACGATTGTATATGAATTCTGATTACTTGCTGTTGCTTTTACGATTTCACGTAAAATTACATTTCAATCTGAATCGCAATGTTCAAGAGTTAAAAGAAACGGAAATGTCGTTGGAAATAAAGATTGGTCTCAATCTTTTATTAATAATGCCGTTGCACTTGCTGATATGTCCGCAATCATGGTGCTGTTTGCATTATTGCTGTTTTGGAATTTTACAAACGTCATTGTTTTGTATGTATATAAAGTAAAAAACAACTTAATCACTGATAACACTTCGCAACGTTTCAGTTTCTTCAAGTGTTAATGTAATTTTCGTTGGTGTGTATTTGATTTTTTCAATCAACAAATTTTTAATACTGTATTCACTATTCACCACCGTTACAGTATCTCACGGAATAATTGATTCAATATCGTATTCTGCATTTATCACGATTGTGCTTGCATTCTTCGGATTTGAATATTGATCCAAATAATTATTTCAGTATTCATCTTGCGTTGTTACATCAACGATATTTTGCTGTTTATCGTATCTTTCTTTGATTCAATAAAGATTTTGTGAATCTGTATCTTCATAAACTTTTACGGTTCAATCTTTTCTTTCAACAAATATTCTGTTTGTGATTTGTTCAATATCATAGTTTAAATCCATACTTTCAACCACTTGTTGATTTGCAACGATATGGTTTGTTTGTGTAAATTTTTTTCTGAAATAAAATTTTCATTCAGAATCAATGAACCAATAATAATTTGCAATATCGTTTACTGTATTAATTGCTTTTGCACATGTTGTATTATTATCAAACGAAACATTTATATTTTCTGAATATGGATCAATACTTCATATTGTGATTAAATTTCATGAATAATTGTTGTTGAATTCTGTAATTATTGCATTCAATACGAATTCAACTGTTCAACTATAAGTTCATGTGAATAAAACCGCATTTAATAAACTTGCAATTCATAAACACACAATGCTTATGTATCATTTATTCACATCATATTTTCTTGAAATTTGCGTAACGTATCACATGTAAATTTGTTTTCCTTGCTTGTATCTTTCATTATACAAGATCACTTTGATAATTTCTCATCAATGAAATGTTGTATCTCAAAAGCTTAATGCAAGGTTTAAATTCAATTGTCATTGTCATCAATTCACATTTTCAGAAAAATTAATATCATTCATAACAATATTTGGATTTATTGTTTTTTGATATACTCACGTTTTATCATATATTTTTATATCATATCTATTCATTACAAGAAGAACTTTTTATAAATAAAAGTCATATCGTAATTTGCCAAAGCTCATGAATTCAGATTTATTTCAATGTGGTTTAATCATGGTTCAATTACTGGGAATGGTCAATCATATGGAATCACATCACCATTCAATTTTACAAGTTTTGTTTCTCAATCAATTATTATAAAATCTCATGGTAACAATTCTTGCGAAACGGTGAAAATATATCAGTTCATATCAATACTGAATGAATTTAAACCGCTTTCCGCTTTCACGATTAAGTAAATTGTTGGGTAACAGTTCACCTTTCACGTGTAATTTATTTCTGTTGCATAATTACCACTGATTCAAGGGTATGTGTTTGTAATACTTGTTAAATTGAATGCCAAAGGATTTACACAATTGAAAGATAATGTTACATCTTGCAAGAAATTCACATTATAATTTTGTCTTCCGAATCTCAATCATGTCAAAGTTGCTTCCCGTCTCCTTACAAGTCAATTAATAATGATGTCCAAATATCATTGTGTTTTACTTGTTTGAAACTTTAATTCATCAATCAAATCGTTTAATCATTCTCACGTTGGTGCTGATAAACTCATTGTGATATTGATTGTTTTTGTTCTATAATACTTACTCAAAGCGTTTCATCAATCTGCTCTTGGGTAATCGTATGTTTCAAAAGCAATGCTTCACAAATCATCATGATCTGAATTTATTACACGCCTTGTTGTTCAATTGTGTAAATTGTATCAATTGAAAATAAACATTCAACTATCTGCACCTTTTCATGATTTCTTTTTAGGTGAACTTCATAATAAACCGCTGTTAAGTAATATATCGTCCATTGTGTTTTAATACTTTGATGTAAATTTTTATGCAATTCAGAAATTCTTTTCAAGTTTTACTTGTCTGATCATTTCTTTTGCAAGTTCTTGAATGTCATTGTCATTTCTTACACTTACTCATGAAATATTTATTGTTATTCAATTGTTATTTGTGATTTCATTGTTTGGTATTATCTTTCATGAAGTGTTTGGAACAAAAAGCTCTGGTCATTTCTCACCAACCAAATATGTATTTCACATTACAACTGGTCATCAACCAGCTTTTTTTCATGAAACCAAACTTTTTAATGAAGCCACCGCACTGTCATATTTTGATTTTGCACTTGAAACCACACTTTGTGCCGCACTTTTTACACTATTCCATGCGTTTTTGATTCTTTCAACAACTCATTCAATAGCACCAACAAAACTTTCAACCCAACCAAGAACCGTATCAATTCATTCTCTGAATTTTCATTTGATATTTTCCCGCATTGTTCCGAATGCATTTGTTAATGCTGTATCAATATTTTGTGCCATTGTGTTTCAAATTTCTGCCACCGTTTCCCAATCTCATGTGAATAAAGCGATCCAGAATTCAAATCACAATTTTAATGCGTCTCGTAAAGCTGTAAATATTCCAATAACTGAATCTTTAATTGCTGTTACTTTTTCAGTAATCCATGTCCATGCACTTGTTAATTTTTCTGCAATCCAATCAAGCAACGGTCAAAACAAATCTTCTGTTACTTTTTGGATTGTTTCCCATGTGCTTTTTGTCAAATCAACAATTCAATTCCATGCTCATTCTCGATCTCATGAAAAAACTTTCATTAAAATATCGATCGTTTTGAATGCTCATTCAAGGATTCAACCAATAATATCAAGTCAAGCACTAAAAATATTTCAAATTGCGTCCCATAAACCACGCAATATTTCTTTTACAGTTTCTCAATTTTCTTCTCGCCACGCTTGGAATTTTTCAATTCGTGGTTTTACTGTTGCCGAAATTTTATCAATCACTTCTTGCGTTTTTTCTCTAATTCATCAAAAATTCGTTGCCCATGCAACTCATAACGCCGTTACTCATGCAATTATTCGTCAAATTGGTCAACTCAATAATGTAAATGCTGTCGTTAATCATGGTAAAGCCAAAGCCAATCATGAAATCATTGCCGTTAATCATGCAACCGCTGTGATTACAGTAAAAATTGTTGCTGTTAATTTTGGATTCTTTTCAATCCAACCAACAACTTTTTCAATAATTGGTGTAACTGCCTTTAATAATTTATCAACAACTGGTATTAATGCGTCACCAATTGTATTTTTCATATTTTCCCACTGTGCATTTACTCTTGCCAATTTTTCTTGCATTGTTTCTTGCACATCTCATGCTTCTGCAAGTTCTTTTTTTCATTGTGAAACAACTGCATTTACTAATGCTTGCTTCTTTTCTGCTTCTGTTAATTGATCCACAGTTTTTCAAAGTTGCTGTGCATAAAGCTCTTGTGCTTCACCTTGTTTAATAACGATTCACAAATTGTCCAAAATCTGAACTGATCATCTTCATAATCATGTTACAATATCGTCCAAAGCTTCTTCCATTGTTCTTCACATCGCCTGCCCCTTTACACGTGCAATTTCCATAATCGTTGACATATCTTCAACATTTGAAACAATTCATAATGAATATGCTTTGTTTGCTTGTGCCATTAATTGTGTATCTGCAACGGTTCACTTTGAAGCTTTTCTCATTGCTTTCAACATCTCATCACTTGCAATTCATGCACTTTGTGATAATCTTTCGAAACTTCTTTGTAAAGGTTCGTTTTCTATTGAAGCACTGATAAAACTTTTTCACAATAAAGCCATTGATCATGCAACTGCCGTTGCTGTAATTCAAATTTGCTTTAATGTTTTTTCGGTGTTTTTTCACCATGAAAATCAATTCTGCAACTTCGTTGCTTGCTGTTCGATTTTCGAAACTCATTTCGAAACATTATCAAGCTCTTTGCTTGCTTGATTATCTGCTGATATTTTAAGTTTTAAATCATATTCTGTGCTTGCCATGTGGATTATTTTTTATGTGATGAAACTTTGGATTTTTGCTTTTCTCTTTCTGCTTGAATATGTTCCCGTTTTCTTTCTTCTTGGATCATTGCAAAGTGTAGATTAAGAACATGTTCACTTTCATTGTCTAAATCCGACGGCTTGCAATGATATAATTCTTTAATCAATATATAATCACGGTGTTCTTTACTCAATCATTTTCATGAACGTAATGTTTTTGCGAATTGTTCAAGAATTTCTTTACTTCTTACTGGGTATTTTCATTTTTTCCACTTCTTCAAGAACTTTTTCGTAATCTTCAACCGTCAATCAATCAACTTCTTCTGCTGTTAAATTTGTCATTGATGTAATCAAAAAATCATTTGCCTTTTGTCAATTTGCGATTGTGATTTCAATTTCTCACGCTTGCAATTGCTGTGGTGTTGCTTTTAATCAATCGAGAAGAATATCATTGTATTCACGATCAATTTTTCTTGTATAAACGTTTGAAATGGTGATTTCTTTTTCTGCACCGTTAATTGTTACTTTCATGTTTTCCTTGTTTAAGAATTAAAGAAGCCTTGTTTTAAATACGTGCTTACAGATAAACAAGGAAAAACTGCAAGCACGTGATATATTAATATCAAACTGAATCGCTATTTAATAATAATACTTCAATTGATGTTCCGTCATCATTGCTGTATTGTCCAGTAAATCACATTGTTTGTTTAATGATTTCGTCGTTTGAATCTGTTTTTGTCCATTCACTGAATCAAACTTTCATTAAATCAACATAAATTGCTGGATAAACTCATGTTGCCAAAGCACTTGCATTTGTATTTATTGCGTAGAACCTAACGGCTTTTTTCTCTGAATTTAATACGTAATCACGTAATGTTGTTGATTCGTATACTGCTTCAAAGTCTCATTCAATACCGAATTGCTGATTATAAATATCTGCAATATCTGTATCACCAAAACATTGAACATCTGTTAAATTCTTGTTTATTGCAATTCTGAAATTTTGCATACATTGTTCACTTGCACTGTTCAATGAAGCTTCATCATTTGCAAATTTTACACCTGCCATGCTTGCTGTAAATTCATTTTCAGTTGCATATGCTGGAGTAACGCTTCCTTGTATTGGTTGCATTTGCTTTCACATAAATTCTGCACTGAATTTTACATAATCTGCAACTTCACATGATAATTCCAAATTATTTATCATACAATATGGTGCGTAACTTCCAGCAACTGGATCATCATCATAAAGTGTAAATGTTGGGTGTGTGTTGTTTTGCAATACTTCAAAGAAATGTCCAGCATGTGATTTTGTTGCTGACATTGTCCATGTTCCATTTGTAACACTTCATGAAACATCTTTGTCAAAATAATAATATGTTGTTACTCAATCATTTATTATTTTCTTCAAAGTTGCTCATCATGTTGTAACATCTCATCTTGCTGGTGTTCATCATGTTGGTGTTCCAGTTACTGCATATACTTTTGTGTATTTTCACAAAGCACCGAGTAAAAAGAATCACATTGAATAATCTTTTGCAACTCCTTGAATTGTTAAGTTTGAAGAATTCTTTGTTGTAAAAGAATTATAAACTCCGTCGATTACTCCGTATCATGATTCATCTGTTACACTTTCAATGCTTGGGTTTAAAACTCCGCTTTCTTTTGCAATCCATACGCTTGGTGCAACCGCTGTTCATCTTGTTGCTTCTTTACCAAGTCAAATTGCTGATAATCTTCCGATGTATACCATTTTTGTAATTAATTAAATGCTAAAAGGTTTTTTTATTCTTCATCTTTTCATTCAGATTTTTTCTGAACAATTTCCCTTGCTTTTTCTAATGCTTCAATCATTGTTTTTCATTCAATGATCAATCACCATTTTGGAAATGAATATTTCCTTACACCATTATCGTTCACGATTTTTACGTGTTGTTCGATTTCTGGTTTTTTTTCTTTACATCATTTGCATGCCATGATTTATTGTTTTTTATGATATAAATTATTTTGTCATTGCTGTAAATGAACAATTGACTTCAAACACTCTGAATGGTTCTTGCGTGTTTGCAAATCACCAATTATATGTGTATTCACACTTTATCGTGTATCAATCATCATTATTCCAAACAATAGTTTCAATTTCCTTTAACTTCTGAATCACCATATCTGCAACAACTCTCATATTATCTTCAACTTCTGAAAAATTTTTCTGAATTCTATCAATTAATCTTATTTTGTAATTCAATTCTGTTTGATAACTGCAAGAATCAAGATATTTTACATTTCCATTATCTGGGGTAATGATAATTGCTGGTAAATTTATTCAATCTTCAATCTTTATGTCATGGTTATAAACTGCTCAAATTCTTGCCGTTTCTCACGTTGCGATTTCAAGCATTTTATTATATAATGCGTATCATATTGCCTTGAATGAATATGTTGTTTCTGTCATTATTTTTTCATATTACTTTGTAAATCTTCCAAAATTATATCATTTATTGTGTCCATATGTTCCGTGAACGCTCTTTTCAAATAGAATGTTGTTTGTGGATTTTTTCTGTTTGAATATTCTCTTAAACTTGCATAATCCAAAGGTGAACCAACCACCACGAATCATCTATTGATTGAATTGAAATCTTGATTTAAACTCTTTCTCAATGATCATGTCAAATATGGTGCGTTTTCCTTTGCATTGTTTGTAATTTCATTTCATACATCAACCAATATAATTTGAACAACTGCATTTACTTTATCGTTCAATCACATCAATTGTTGTATATCTCATTGCAAATTTAATTTCATTCACTTTCAGACATTATAATTTTGTAAAATTTTCTTTTTGATCCATTCCAGCTTTGTATTGATTTCACAATATATGCTGTTCAATCAACAACAATTTTGTCTCAAACAACATTTCATGAATATTCGCAATACAATTTCTTCATTTTATAAACTGTTGCTTCATCAAATCCGTCTGATTGATCCAAAGGTTGCACATTACACGCAAATCTTACTCATTCTGAATCATACGATGAAACTCAATACTGGTTTTTTTGGTATCAATACCTTGTTGCCGTTTTATTATATAATATCATGAATGTTTATATTGCTAATGTAAAATTTTTGAATTTATCAAGCATGATTTTAAAACTGAAATATATTTCATCAATTGTTTGGTCTGTTGTTTTTCAACCGTAAACAATTTGTTCGTCTCATAATTTATATGATGAAACTCAAATATTTAATTCAGATTTTAATTCATCTGATAATTTTCAACATGCAAGGATCATTTCAATTAATTTTAAATCATCTGGTAATTCATCTGTTCATTCATTATCTCTATTATATCAAGCTGTGTATTTAATAGTGATAAATCCGAAATCTGAATTTACATCAAGCGATTTAAAAATAATTCTTCTTTGATTTGCAACCATGTAATCAGTTCATTTTGTTCAAGAATAATCTGATCCATTGATTTGAGAAATACTTTGAACTGGTTTGTTTTTCAAAAATATGTTGTATCAAAATGAATTTGTATACACTTTTCTTAAATCAATTTGTTCTTCATATTCTGCTTGATCGAAACTGTCAACACCGCAAAGATGATTCAATAATTCACATGCACTATTTAATGCAAGTGTTAATTGCGAATCCTTGCTTGTATCTTCACTATCGATTCATAAATAAGCCTTGAATTGTGATAAACTTGAATACATTGTCTTTATAATATTTTATAAATTATTTCTTTGTTGATTTTTTTGCTGGTTTTTCTTCGCTTTCAACCTTTTCATTTTCTTTTACTTCTTCAAAAATGTTTGGGTAATTTCTCAAAAGAGAATCAAACCACCTTGTTTCAAAAGTTGCTCATGCTTTTATTTCTTCTCAATCAACAAGCTGTGCTTCTTTTGAAATATTTTTTAATTTCTTTGTCATGATTATTGATTAATAAGGTTATAAATTCTCGCACGGCTCAATAAAGAACCGTGCAAGATATTATTTGAAGCTTTGATTATTAAAGTGTAACATTTGCTCATAAAGCAACTACCTTTCATAATCCAGCTTTTTGGTTTGCAATTCCGAAACCGAACTCCATTGTTGCTGTCAATCTTACACCCTTTCATGGATTTGTTGAAAGCTCAATTTCAAGTGGCTGTCCGAATCCGTATTGAATAGCTGGTTTATAAATACAAGCGAATGATCACTTTGTATTATCAGATGATGTTGCTGAAACTGTTCCGTCTGCTTTTGTTAAAGCTGGGAAGTCTCTTGCAACCAAAACATCGATTCCGAATGCTTTTGCTAATACACCCTTTACGATTGTTGCGTTTGGTCAGAATTTATCCATTGTGATAACTTCTGCTAATGCAAGCATTTTATCGTAAACATTTGAAGGTGTAAGGAATAGCAAATTATCTAAATCTGCTTGGAATCCAGCGTCAATTCCACCTTTAACTGAAAGTAAAGAAGCACTTGTTAAAGCACCAACTGAAATTACAGTATTTGCAATTCCAACCTTTCTTATTCAGTTATCTTGCTGTGCATAATAAGCTGTTCCGTCAAATGTTCCGTTAATGTTTCCAGTTGTTGCACTGTCAGCATTAATTATTGAAGCGTCAACAGTTCTTGCGGCACTTCTGTTAATTCTTTCTCTTACGATATTTTCAAGATCACCAACAGAATAATTTAATTCTCTTTTTGATATTGTAATATCAAGAATGAATTGTCCTTGTGAAACAAGAACTTTATCAGAATGTGGTCAATTATCAGCTGGTGTAAATGAAGCCGCACCAGTTGCCCATTCTGTATTTCCTTTAAATAATTCTGCTTCACCAATTACTGGAACATATGCACTTATTGGCATATTGTTTCCATGATTTCATGGTAAAAGATTCAATAAACTTGAATACTTTGGCAATAAATCCAAAGCTGGATCCATAACAACATTTGTTGGAACAAGTTCAGTTCAGAAGTTTGTTGCACCAGTGTTCATTACTTCATTGGCTTTTGTTTCTTCAACAACTTCTTCTTTAACTTCTATTCAAGCAAGTTTTTTTGCTTGTAATGCTAATTCTTTTAGGTTCATGATTAAATAAATTAATGATTTAAAAGATTAATTATGTTGCATTTTCTTTAAAAGCTCTGCAACTTTTCAATATCATGTGTTCTTTGTTGCGGGTGCTTGATAAGAACTTCATGATTGAATTGCTGTATTTTTTATTGCATGATCTAATTGCATTAATACTTCAATTGTTCATTTCATCAATTCTTGATGATTTGATAATTGCTGTTTTAATGATTTGATTTCTGCGTCTTTTTCACTCAATTTATCATTGAATGATTTTACAAATGATTGAAATTCAGCTTTTTCAATTCATTTGAATTCAGCTTTAATTGATTTGCTGTTTTCAACGATTTCTTCGTTGCTTGTTTCATCAACGGCTTCTTCGTCTGATGTAGTTTCAACATCATTTTCAGAATCTTCGCAATCGCTTTCTGCTGGTATTTCAGAATTTTCATCTGCTGGTTTTTCTTCTTCGCTTTCTTCTTTATTTTCAATATCTTCTTCAATGCTTTTTACTGTTTCTTCAATTTCTTCTTCTGTTACTGGGATTTCTTCTTCATCTTCAACAACATCTTCTTCATTATTTGAAGTATCGTCATCATCGGCGATTTTTTCTTCGTTGCTTTCTTCTTCAACTGCTTTGTTTTCTCATTCTTCATTTTCTTTATGGAATTCAACATTACCATTTAATGGTTCTTTTTCTTCTTCTGATAATTCTTCGTTATCTGCTTCAACAACTTCTTCTTTTGCTTCTGCTTTTGGTTCTTCATCTTCTTTTGTTTCAATTTCTTCTTCTGATTTAAAGCATGAATCAAAAGATTTTACCAATGCAAATGGATTTGCTGGAACTGAAACAAGAGAAATTTCAAATAATTCCAAAGCTTTAATAACATTTGTGTAACTGTATTTTCATTCAGCGTCCACGTTTTCGATTGTTTCATAATCTTTTACGCTGTATCAAATACTGAATGTTCTTAATACACCATTCTTTAATTTTGAAAATACTCAATCTGTATCTTCTGTAATTTTGGCTTTTATGAATAATCCTTTATCGTCAATACTTGCTTCAATTACATTTCCAATTGGTTTGTCCATGTCATGCTGTAACAATACGATTGGATTTGTCATGTATTGCTTTAAAGTTTCTTCAAATGCTGTTGGTTCAACAACATCATTCATGCGGTCTTTATCTTTGGTTGACGCATATCATTCGATTTCGTATGATTTATTTTCACCGTCAATTATTTCTTTAACGGATTTCTGATCACATACGATTTGAAAGAACTCTTTGTCCTTGATAAGTTTAAATTTCATCTGATATAAATTATTAAATAAATAATTACCTTTTTCTTCTGTATTGCATTGTGCAACGACAGTTCACTCATCACGGTGGCATATCAACTCAAACACTCGGGTAAATATAATCTAAATCGCACCGTCATTCATCTTCGGCTTGTTGGTGTTCAAGTCTAACACGATCATCACCAACCGTCAACCGCTTCTTTTCCATTTCAATTCATGCTTCTTGTAAAGCAAGCATTGGTTGTAAATTTCCATATTCAAACGCTTTTGTTGTTTCGGTTACTGCAATTGCTCTTGCTCTTGGTAATCAAAACAATTTATCATCAATTGCGTTTATCTTTAATTGCATTACATCTCGACTTTCATGGTTATCAATTCACTGTTTTAAAGTATTTATAACATCTCGTTTTGTGGTATGTGATATGCTTCACTTATAATTCGAAAGGTTTAATTCTCATCGATGATTTGCATATTCACTTGGCTTGTTTGGGTAATAATCAATCGCTTCTTCTCTCAATAATTTACTGAATTTTCTGTATTGCGTTTTGTATCACCTTTCAAACACCTTTTCCAATGGTAACTCCATTTCTTCAATTAATACTCATATTCACATTGATCTTCGGAATCATTCCATTGGATCATCTCACCGTATTTCATCGGTTCGATTTTTCTTTTCTTCTGGGTATAAATGCACATGATCGTTTTGTAATATACTGTATTCAATGTTTATTATGTAAACGTGGTTTTCGTATAAGTCTTTTACATGATCTTCAAGATATTTTCTTTGCTTCTTAAAAGATTTTTGAATAATCGAATATATTTTTGCTTCTTTACGTAATAAGTTTCTGTAATCTTGTGATAACATTTTTTAATATTCATCTCATGGTAAAGTTGCGTCCAATGCAATATCTTCTAACAACACTGAATTTCTTGAAGTTATTGGTTTATCTGCGTTTTCATCTTTCAATGGTTCAAGTCAACGATCTATTCTTGCTTCATTTATCGTTATAATTCCAGTTTGAACATCTGCTCTTTGTCCATTCAACCATTCTTGCGTTTCCTTTAATTGTTCTGAATCAGATTTAATCCAATATTTTTCGAATAAATCTGGTCTGAACATCTGCAACAATTTATTTAATATTGCGTCAAAGTCTGCTTCCATTGGTTTTATTGTTCATTCAAGGAATTCTTCCTTTTGATTTTGTCCATTATTATAATTCACATCTTCAACGTATCATAACATTGCTTTTGGCACTCCAAACGCACTGCATATTTTATCTGTGGTCATTTTTCTTTGTGATATGGTTTCCATATCTTTTGCTGTTAATGATAATTGCTTTACATCTGCAATTCATCATGCAACAATTGTTTTATGTGCATTCTCACTTCACTTGAATTGTGCATTAAACATATCAACGGCGTTTTGCTGTTCTTCTTCGGTTAAATTACCGTCCAATAACAACATCATATCTGGTCTTGCACTGTTCTTGTAAAAGCTGTAATTTGTTTTTAAAGCTTCCAAATCAAGAACTGCGTCATATAATATACTTGTTAATATTCACATTCAGTTTAAAGTATTGTTTACGTCATCTTCAAACTTGAAATATCATATTTCATCTGCATTGTATTTTTTTGTGTGTGTTCAATTTTCAACAACACTGTATCAAACAATTACTCAATCTCTTACAATTTTTGTAACTGCTCTTGAATCGATAATATCAAATCTGATTGTTTCACCGAATGCGTTTTTAATTGGCTTTACATATAATTCTCATGAACATAAATAATTCATGAAAAATTTGATTTTGAATTTTGCAAATGTTGGAACTTTGAATAAATCAAAAACTTGATCTGTAACAACATTATCTTCAATCGTTTGGCGGTCATTATCTTGCAAATATATTCCATTCCTTGCTGTGGATCATGCGATTTTTCTTACACATTGGCGAATGTCTCCGTTTTTTTGGTATAGATCATAAAATGTTTGTTTCGAAAAAACAACATCGTTACTGAATAATTGTGAAAGATTTATTCAGTTTGATTGTTGGTATGATTTTTTCTTTACTCTTGAAATATTAATTCAGAATAATTGCATGCATGTTTATATTCATTTAAACAAATGCATTATAATCACGAAATAAAAATATCAAAGCTTTAAATATATAGAAAAAAACGGCGTTTTCGCCGTTTCTCATTTTTAATTTATTTGTGATTACCTATAATCCATACAATCATTCACTTGTCATTTTGTCGCCGTGCAATACATCACCGCATTTCATCAAACAAATGTTTTCACACTTGCAACACCATTTACATCAAGTGAAAGATTCCTTGCTTGTCAACGTGTTGTTGAATCAATAGTATCTTCAATTCATAAATCTGGTGTATTTGTAAAGAATATTCAAATAACATTATCTTCGATTTTTTCTACTTTCTCAAATTCTGGAGCTTCTGCTTTCATTAATTCTGTGATATGATCCATTCTTTCTTGAACAACATCTTTTTTAATTTCTTGCTGTTGTGTTGGTGCATTTGTTGCTGGTGTTCAATCCATATTGCTTGCAAGAAATACACAAAAGAAAAATATCAATACCCAAAACCACCATTTCTTTAAAATTGATTTCTTTGGCTGTTCTTGTTTTTCTGTCATTGGCAAATGTGTTAAAATATAAATTGCTTTTATAATAAAGAAACGGTTACGTATTGCAACCGTTCATTCATGTATACGAAGTGAAAAGATAATAAATTATTCTGATTCTTTTTCAACTTCTTTATGAATATCAATCTTTGGTAATTTCTCAATATCACAATCAACGATATTTTCAAAATCTTTTTCGTTTACCTTTTTCAATTCCTTATAAGTCAATCACAATTCCTTTTTTGCGTCGTTCATAATATCAACCCACGCATTATAAACTGCGATGTTTTGTAAAACTCATAATTGCATGTTCTTTGCTTGCGTAATTGCATTAATGATTCAATTCATAATGTTTGCAAGCTCTTGGAACTTTTTCATTGGATCAATATTTGATTCCAAATGCTTGTCTCTTTCAACCTTGAATCCATTCTCACATAAATCTTCCATTTTTGTGAATTGTGGATTTTCATTAAACTCTTTTTGCATGATAATATAATTAATAAATTAAAAACTTTTTAAATAAATCCATATACTTCGTTTATTTCATCTCTGCATTTATCACAATATAAAGCTTCGGATCATCTGAATTTTTGTGATATTTTCTTTCAACATTCACGGCAATAATTATTCTTCGAAGTATTCGTCGAGTTTGTCTTTTTTTTCTTCAAGGTATTTTCGGAATTCATAAAGCGTGATTTTGGTTGTTGGTCTGCATGTTTCATTGTGTGTTGTATCATGGTGTAAAAATTCTAATACAAGTCTTTCCGCTCAAAGCAATTCCAATCATTCACTGCGAAATGAATTTCGTGGTTTTTCTTGTTTATTTTTATCTTTCGCTTTTTGCATTTTTTCTTTTAGAATGAAGAAATAAAAAATTTATTCCTTGTTTCTTGCATTGTAAACAACATCGAATCAACAAGATCATCATGTTCTGCGTTTGGAAATGATTTTAATTCGTAAATTAAATCATCGTTTCATGGTGCGAAATACACACGTTTTTCTTCAAATAATACTTGTTTTTCCAATAATCTTGTTGTTTTATCTTTGATTGTTTTCTGCTCTTGAACCGCAAGTCACATATTGGCAAATACTGTTTTTAATACTGCTTGATATGCAACCGTTTCAACAATTACACGTTTGGCTTTTCGTTTGATGTATAAATTTTTCACTGTTTCACTTGCACGTTTTATATTCTTTTCCACTCACTCCAATCAAACGCTTTCAAGTATGTAATATTTATCTTTTATTCTTCATGTTGCACATACTGCGAAACGATCCGTTCATTCTTTTTCACTTACTGCTGGATCAACACCAATTACAACTGAATCGTATTTATAACTTCTGCATTCATGATCAATTTGAATCATATCACTTGTGATTATGTGCTGTCAATTTGCATATGGAATTAATAAATAATTCTGATTAAACGATATGCTTCAAAGTCTCTTGCGTTCGGTTTCAAGTGAAACATATCTTTTTGCAACTTCACGGATTCATTCATTCAATTTTTGTGCTTCTTCATCTGTTTCAACAAATCTATTCCAAACAATATTTTTATGTTCATCGTATATTGGCAAGTTTATAATAACTCGGCTTGAATCATTTTTGATATGTTCTTCAAATCTCGGAACGATTCAATCTTCATATATCGTATTTCATAAAAATATTATCTGTGTGGATCATGTGGTTCATCATAATACTTCATTCAACATGAACTCAAAATTTTTGTCAATTTTCTTTCTGCTTTGGCAACTTGCAATTGTATCAACATCATCAAACACCAATAAATCTGGTCTAAATTTTCCATCTGGTGCGGTGTAATTCTTTCAACGTGGTGATGTTCAAAGGCTCATTGCTCTTACATAACAGTTGTTTTCTGTGACAAATTTATCAATTCTTTTTATTTTCTTTTGTCCTTGTTTAATCACTGTTTCTGGGTAATACAAGTTTCAATAATCTCTGCAAAATCTTTCTCACTGGTCTGTATCATTGATGAATGAATTGGCAATGTATGTTAAATTTTCTTCTGCATTATCAATTGTTTGTGAATACCACATGATATTACGGCGTGTTTTATATGCAATGCAATATGAAACATACATTTGGGCAATAGTTGTTTTTGCACTTCATCTGAATCACTTGAAATAAACATTTTTTCATGATTCCAAAGCTTTATAATATCTTTGTAAACATTCTGGTGTATCAAAGCTGTAATATTCCTTGTAATAGAATTTGCAAAAGTCGAAGAAATTGGTTGAAAAATACGTTTTTCTTAATAATGGGCTTTTATTGAATATGTTTAATGCTTCTTCGTATTTCATTTATTTTATATTTTGTAAATTGTCAATATGGTGTATTTTTCATTTCCCTTACGGTGTGATTTTCATAAACACCGCTTTTTCTTTATTTGCTTGACTTTTTCAATATTTCTTTTAATGCTTCTTTTTCATCATCTGTTAATTCTGATCTTTCTTCCTTGTTTGTATTCTCTGTCTTTGAAATATTAGTTGGTAATCACATTTCCGTTCTTTTGATTTTCCAGATATTCATTATATCGTTGCTGTTTATCTTTCTTGGCTTTCAATCTTCACCAACTGGATTAAACTGTTCTTCCATTCGCTGTAATATTTCATCTCAAATCATTTCGTAACGTTCCAATTTTTTTGAAACATCATCAACCGCTTCTTTTCATTTCTTCTTTAATGCTTCCAAATATATTTTCTTTTTTCGTTCTTGTTTTTCTTTTCACCGTCATTTGGTTCTCCTTGTTCGCTCTGCATTATATGTGATTCATTTATGAGTAATATATGATTTCACTTCGTCAAAATCAGAAAGCATGAATTCCATTTTTATTTTGTCATAATCTCGCTTTTGCTTTGGCATTATTTATTTTGTAACAAGTAAATACAATATCATGGCATTTCTGAAACTTGCATTGTTGCACATTTCAATTTATATGGTAATAGCATGATTCATAAAATAACACATCATATAATGATCATTAATATCAACCATTCTGAACATCACATACTTTTTCAATTGTATTCTAATTTCATTATTGTTTTGGCTTTGGATTAAATTTTTGCACCGTATTTAAACTTTGTAATATCTATTTTCATTTCTGCACAAATTTTCCTTAACTCTTGATTCCTTTCAATTAATCGTATTACATCAATGCTTCACTTTCACATATATTCAATATGTTTGGCTTGTAATTCTTCATATCTTCACGGTCGCTTTTCATTGAACCATTGACTTGCTTCTATTGGATTTTTATGTCGCCGATTTATGTGGCAATTATAACATAATGCTTTTATGTTGTATGGATCGCTTGCAAGTCTATGATCTCTTGCTTCATTGATTATGTGGCTTGCATGTATTGCTGTTTCCTTTATTGTTTTTCAACAATGCTGGCATGTATAATGATCTCTTGCTTTTGCAATTAATTTTGCAATTTCCACATTTTCATCATTCAACTTTTTTTTATCAATCTTTGGTTTTTTGGCTTTCTTTGGCATAAATGAAAACACCTTTGAATTAAATCAAAGGTTCTACAAAACAATAATTACTTATGCATACACAAAATATAATTATTGTCTTGTAGAATGCAAAATCTTATTTACTTTTTTATTCCAAAATTCACAAAATAAAAGTTATTGGGTTTTCTTGAATTGATAAGATCATTGTAATTGTATTTTCCAATTTTATGCTTTTACATGTTGTATATGGTGATGTTGTATATCAATATGTTGGGTGTGTTTTATCTAATGTGTAAACTTCTGTTCGTGTGATTTTATTATTATCACATAACCATTTTACGAATCACATTTTCTTTGATATTATATGCACATCATCAAATCTCATTGTGTATTTGAAATATCATTTTTCTTTGAATTTTTCTTCCCGCCGTTGGTTGTAATAATCAACAAATTTTTTCCATTGTGGATCATTGCTTTTTATGGTTAAATCTTTGCGATATTGTTTTTTTGGCATGTTATTAAGATATATTAATAAATAATTTTATTCAATATTGGCTCTTGGGCAATTTTCTTGAAAATATGTTCTTAATCTATTTGTCACACAACTTGATGTTTCACAACTATTATACATTTGCACAACATCATATGTTATTATTTTACACGTATAATATCTTTCATCTTCTTTCTTTTCTGCTTCTGCTTGCTTTTTGAAAGCTTTTAATTTGCTTTTCGGATTATCATAATAACAATTCATATTGCTTGTATCTAATGGTCATTCAAACGGAACTTTTGTTCAACATAATGGCGTTTCTTCGTCAACTTCTTCTTCGTATGGTGTGCATATCGTATCTAATTCATGCATTCATGATAAATATATGTAATCTCAATCTTTCCATTTTATTACTCATATATAAGAATCTCATATGTATCTTTCATCGCAAGTTATAATTTGTGGTTCATCTGGTGGTATTTGTCAAATATACCGTGCAACAACCAAATACATTGAAATCATAATTACAGTTGCTGATATTATTAATCGTTTCATTCTCTGGATTTTTTAAGATGTAAAATTGTTTAAATAATCGGAATTTCCGTTTTTTCTGCTATTTTCGGAAATTCCGAATTTCTTAATATGCAAGTGAAAGAATAAGAAACAATATTGAAATAATTAATTTCGTATCTTTTAATGTGACAATATATGTCACCGCTCGCACCATTGATAATATTGTGAATAATGTATGCATTATTTCATCATTACTGGTTTAAAAGATTGTGTTTTCTCGTACTTTTCCAATTTTTTGTTTGCTTCTTTTAATTTCCTTGCAAGTAATTGAAATCAATCTGCAAATTGTCTGATTTGATTTTTCAATTCTGCATTTTCGTTTTTTAATATCATGATTTCTTGCTTCATATCTTTTTCTTTATTCAATCTTTGTAATTGTAAATCTCGTTTCATTTGGTTCATGTAAAACTTTTTGTCTATTGGATTTTTCATTTTGTTATGAATTGTGATGTAAAAATATTTGATAATCTGCTTTTACCTTTTCAATCTTTTCAAATATTTTATTTGCTTCTTGCGGTTCTTCTATTGATTCGTATTTCTTTAAAAGATCATTGATGATTTTCTCAAATGCTTCTTTAAAAACTCTTGCTTCTTCTTTGCTGTATGTGATATTAATTCATGAATATTCTGGCTTTAATTCGTTTTTTGTTTGTGCGTGTTGTTTTGGCTTGTAAACACTGTTGCAATATTTCCTTGTTTGTTTTTGGATTGCTTCTTCTCGACTTCGTCAATGCTTCACCCTATCGTAAAAGCAACTGTAACTTACTTTTCAATATCTTCATCATCAATGTTCTTTCCAATAATCTACAATTGAACATTGTGCGTTCATTCTAAATCTTGGTTTTGAAATAAATTTAATTGCTGTTTTTCATCTTGTAATATCTGTTCTTTCTGACATCGTGCTTTTAATCTGTAATAATAATCATAATTTGATTTCCAAAGGTGGTTTTTATTATTGTATTTAATCATCTGTTCGATTTTCAATTTCACCATTTCTTTTCAGAATTTTTCGCACAAATAATTAAATCTGAATGAATCGATTAATACATAAACAATTCCATTTACTTCGTATGTGAAATATCTTTCACTTACAACAACACGTCCGCCGTAATATTCTTTTTCAAACGGTGTGAACTTGCATTCTTGCAATTCTTTTTTTGGTGTTCTGCTCATCATTGCTTTGTGACATTCTTTACATTGGCTTTGTAATCAATCTCTTTTCGAACAATTTTTATTGAATTCTGTAATTGGTTTTCGTTCCTTACAATGTGAACAAAATTTCTTTTCGGTTGCTCGCTCTAATTCTGCAACTCTTTCTTTTAAACGGCTGTTTTGCTCTCTTAATGTATCAACAACCACCTTACTTATTCATTTTCTCATGAATAATTTTTTTATTCGTTCAAACATGTTTTGTTTAATTATGAAATAAAGATTAATTCTGATTTACCTTTTCTACATTGTGTGCAATTAATCATATTGCTTTTAATAATCTGTTCTTTTCTCATAATGCTTTTTCTTGGTATCTAATATGTCACTGATAATGTTCTTTTTGAACTTTCCATGCATTCAACATATTTTCCTTTTCTTCTTTGTGGCTTTCAATTTTCTTTTTGTCAATTTTATGCTGTTTTACTTTTTTCATATATTTTTCTCTTACAAGAAACAAGCTTTGTCAAATTGCTGGTTCTAAAATCTGATCATTAAATTTTGTTTCCTTTAAAGTTCCGTTTGCGTTCAATACGAATTGAAAGTCAAAGAAATCTACGCTCATTTCTTCGTTAAGAAATGTTGGGTTTACATTGAAAGTGTTTATCACCCCCCCCCCCCCCTTGATTTTGCTGGTTTTCCATTGGCATAATTAATAAGAAATAAATAATTATCTTCTAATACCGAACGTGCTGGCGTTCAAGTTTCCATAAATTGTTGATAAACATGCAACCATGTTTTTTTCTCGGCTTGATTCACTTGTTGCGTATCTTTTTCAATTATCGTTGGATTCATTACATGATCCAGCATTACTCAAACATCAAAGAGTTTTTTTGCTTCATAAATATTGGTTGTTTAATGTTTTACCTATTGCTTCAAGTCATGCTTCCATTAAAGCGTATGTTGGGCGGTCTCCACGATCATTACTTCAAACACTTCATATGTTTTTTGAACCATAACCACGATTTCAACCGCTTGTTTCTGCAACCGTTATGCAAAGAATAACTCATTCTTTAATTCAATAATGGTTTTCAACACTCCATATTGTGCTTGCGTCAAGTCAATATGCTGTTGCAAGTTCCTTGAATCTTTCATGTTCATCTGTTGCTTTAATTTCTGGCATTTCTTGGTGTGTTCAATCTTCTGATAATTTTCAAGGCATTCGGTCGTTTGGTCAACAACCTATTCATCAAATACAATTTCAATTTTCATCATATATCAAAGCTGATAAATCTGTTTCTGCTTTTTGTTCAACATTCTTTGTGAACGCTTTTGAAAGCTCTAATCCATATTTATTCAATAATTCTTCTTTGGCTTGCTCATTGGCTTGATTTAATTCTGCTTGTTTGATTTCAAGCTGTTCCAACTCTGATTCGTTGGCTTCAATTTGATTTAAAATTTTTTGGATTGGCTCTTGTTTATTGCTTGCGTATGTGACAAAGATTCATCACATAACAAGAATAAATAGAACGATTAATGCATAAATAATTATTGTTTTGTTTTTCATTTTATTTGTTTAAGTTGTAAAAGGTTTCGAAATCATCTTTCATTGTGCATGCAACCGTGAATGCTTGCTTTGATGATATTTCTAATTTTTCTGCAAGGATCATTGCAATTCATAACCTTGCAAGGAATCGACTTTTTCATTTTACGGCTCATAATACCGTGTCAATTTCCACTGATTTTGATTTTCAATTATTATCTGCAATGATTTTATTTTTTGTATACGTTATCATGTTTGTAAATTACATGCTAAAATCTTTTTTAATGTGGATTTTTACAATGTTGATATATTCAAGCACGCAATCTGCTTTATTCTGCAATAATTCTGCTTGTAATTTGTGAATTGATATTTCATTATCACGTTGCTGGAATTCTTGCTTTATTAATGCGTCTGCTGTTGAATCTGTATGCACTTTTTTTCATTGCTCGTTTAACATTGCTTTTAATTCAACCATTCTCGCACCCTTTTTAACATCGTTTTGTTGCTTTTCTTCATAATAGGTGCTTTTTAATTCTGTAATTTTATCTTTCATATTTTCCCATAAAGCAACTCGATCAAACATATCTTGATCTGTTAATTTCAATCATTTGGCTTTGAATTTTTCATGCTTTGATATTAATTCATCAACTTCGTTTGCGTTGCTTTCTTGCTTTTGCAATAATTCTGCAACATCGAATTCTTCAATTGTATCTTGATTTGTCATTACCTTGTTTTTTAAGATGTAAATTATTCTGCTGGTTTATCTTCTGGAACTTCTGCTCGAACATCTGCAATTTTCATTTTCATGTCTTTATCTACTGAAAAGAACTTTTGAATGTCCTTTAACAAATCATCTGATGTTGCAAATTTCTTCAAATAATCTGTTTTTGCTTTCAACCTTTCCAAATCTTCATTACTGAATTTTTTTACTTCTGCTTTCTTTGGTTGCTTGTTATCATCTCATGCAACTGCGTCAAGCATATCATTTTCAACTATGTCAAACGCATTCAAATATAAATATCTGCGTTGGTATGTTTCAACCGCTCATAATGCTTGAATTGGTTGACATCATTTCAAATCAACGTCACGCATTGGTGATGTGTATTGAACAATTTGTGTTGGATCATCACAATCAATAATCAATAACGTTGCTGTTTCGTTATCGAATAATACTTGTGTGTATAATCCGTTATCTTTACATAATTCAACAATGGTTGGTAAAAAGTCTCAAAGCTCATAATACTTGAATCATGCATGTTTATTTTCTCATGATTTCTTCAAATTCGCTTGAAGCAATTTGCTTTTTACGGTTTGAATTTTCATGAATAAATTTAATTTTGGTGTTTCTTTATCTGTCATTTTCGCTTAATAACTGATATAAAATTAATTTGCTTGGTTTGGGTATTCTTCAATAAACCACTCAACCGCTGTTTGTCTTTTTGCTCGATCATTACCGAACAACTGCATATATTCATCAAAGTTTTTTAAACCAACACGTCTGATGAATAGCTTGAATCCAACTTTTCATTCAAGTCTTTCGATTTCTTCTTTTGGCATGTTTATTTCGAGAAACGATCTAAAATGTTTTTATAAATTTCCATGTTCAAGCGTGATCATGTTCTTCTTCTTTCATCAACTTCTGCTTGAACTCTTGCACGTAAATTTTTGTCTGAAATCTGCAATAATGCATTGTCGATTTCATCTGCTGGCTTTACGGTTAATTTTTTAATTCTATCAACTGCAATGTAATCACTTCACA